CAAAAAAAAAAAATATTAAATAATAAAAATCTTAGTTGGATTGAAAAACAACGTGAATTTCAACAATTAAAACCTAAATGTATAAACTGTAAAAGGCCTGGTGGCTCTATTTTTTCTAATAAATTTAATGTAAATACACAATCAAGAGAGCTTCAAGTGATATGTGGTGTAACATCATCTCCATGTAAACTAAATATTTTAATTTCACTAGGTAAATATCAGCTATTGCCTGATACAATAAAGTATCTTAGTGAAGAAATACATGATGATAAAAATAAGGTTATTGATAATAAAAATAAAAATGTATTTGGTTTCATTTCACCCGAAGAAGTATTGACAGTATTTAGTAAATTAAAAGAAATAATCAAGGATGATGTAGACTTATATGAATTGTATCTAAGCGAATATTTAGATATTATTGATAATCCAAACAAATTAATATCAATAGAACGAAAAACGACACTTTTTTATGAATACATAAGTAAAATAAAAGAGTCTATTAAAAATTTCAATTTATCCGATAACAATCAATATATTCGTGATGTAGTTGAAATATATAAAAATAAATTAGTACCTATCATGAATGATATAATGAATTTAAAATATAAAGAAAAGAATGTTTGGTATAATGAAAATGATGGAACATATCATTTAATTCAAAAAAAATATACTATTCAAGATATAGAAATAGTTACAGGTGAAGAAAAAATTGTAAAATATGAATTAGGAGTAAAATGATAAAATATTATAAAATATTGTTTTTATATAACATAAGATATTGATTCGCTATATCTGTATTTTTAATTAATATATTTTCTTTATCATCTTTATTATAGTTTATTTGTTTGAGTGACTTATTTATGCATTTAATAATATCATTATGTTCTTCTGTTGATTCAATTACATTTTTTGGTTCAAAATTAAAATGTTCTATATTTAATTGTTCTGAAATAAATTTTAAAAAATCATTTTTTTCTGTTGTAACTATTATCAATTTATATGACTTGTCTTTAAAATATTCTAATAAATCTAAATGATGTTTTTCTCTATCATTTACCCATTTAAATACTAATTCTTTTGTAAAAGGCCATGCCCAATTATTAGAGCAATTATTTTTTTCACTTTGATGTTTACCATATTTAAAACGACTTAAAATCCATTTATCTAATTTTCTAGTATTTAATAAAAAAATAGAATTTTCATATTTTTCATTTAACTCTTTAAAATTTCTTAAATCGCCATTATCTGAAAAACATTGATAAGAATCTAGTTCCCATATAAATCCATTGTGTTGAGATAATAAATTATTTTTAACAAATAATTTATGAATACTTGTTGTAGCCGTTTTATTAAAACCAATTACAAAAATTTTATCATACATATTATATATTATTCTATTATATATTATTCTATTATATATTATTATAATATATAATATATATAATAATTATGATAATAGATTATATATCATTTCCTGTTTTTATAATTAGTTTTTTACTAGGATTGTTATTTTTGTACATTTTAGGTCCTAAAAAGAAAACAATTTATGTCTATCCAACACCTGAGAATGTTGATAAGATTTTATTTAAAGACAAAGCTAATAATTGCTTTCATTTTAACGAAATGAATGTTGAATGTCCAATGGATATATCAAATATATTTAGTGTTCCTATTCAAAGTTAATTATATTAATTATATTAATAATATTATAATAATATAAATGAAACTTTATCTAGAAAAATTTCTACGTACGACAACTGGAAGATATTTAATGTCATTAATTTTAGGTATTGGTCTCGCTTCTTTTTTTAGAATGGCGTGTAAAGGAAAAGATTGTATTGAATTTCGTGCACCACCACTAGACCAAATAAAAGATAAAATTTATAAAAATGGTAACAAATGTTATAAATATGTGGCATCAGCTACAAAGTGTAACAAAGGTAAAAAAATTATCAATTTTGCAGAATCAATGGAAATAGTATAAGGAAAATAATTATTTGCGTAATTCTCATAATCAATCATTCTTTACATTGATTATGAGCGGCACTACAAATATTTTAGAACTACCTAGTGAAATTAGAGAAAATAATAATATTAAAGAAATAGAAAACAGAAACCAGATGGGTACAATAAATGCAGCTCAACAATTGACACAAGGTGTAGGTACAGGAACACAAGGAATAAATTTAGACGAAAATACTATTAATCAAATTGTGAACGGACTTCAACGTGCAAGCATTGCAGGTGCTACACAATTACAATCAAGAGATATTCCTATAACAACATCTAGCATTAGTAATGATGCACAAGTGCAGCCTAATTATGTTCCTACCCAACCATTACAAGAAAATAATGATTATATTAAAGATTACGAAGAAACAGGTGATATAATAAATAATTATAATAAAAAAAACCAAAATAATAATTCAGTTGATGATATGTATAATGAATTACAAACACCTTTATTATTAGCAGTGCTTTATTTTTTGTTTCAATTACCTTTTTTAAGAAAACTTTTATTTAAATACTTACCTATTCTTTTTTCAAAAGATGGAAATATGAATATAAATGGGTTTTTATTTAATAGCTTATTATTTGGAACTAGTTATTATATTTTACATAAAAGCACAGAGTTATTTAGTAGATTTTAACAGGTTAACTGATTTTACTAGTTACTTCTATTTTTATTTTTTCTTTGTATCTTAAAATGATACATGAGTGTGTTGAAAAATTAATAGAAAATATTCCAACTACTATAAAAAATGAAAAACCTATTCAATTAGATGTGGTACTAGATGGAGGTCTTTTTAATGGGAGTTATCTTGTAGGTGCATTATATTTTCTTAAAAAAATGGAAAAAAAAAAATATGTTAATGTTGAGAGAATTTCAGGTGTTAGCATTGGAGCATTTGTTGCGTTTTTATATATTATAGATGAGTTAGATATGTTTGTCAAGTTATATGATATTGTATCTAATGACCTAAAAAAAAAATATAATTTAAAAATAATTAAAAAATTAAAAATATTATTGGCTGGAAAGATTTCCACTGATATTTGTAATAAAGTTGAAAATAAATTATATATTTCTTATTATGATATTAGCAAATGTAAAAAAATAGTAAAAAATAAGTATAAATCCATAGATGATATTTTAAATACAATTATATGTTCATGTTTTTTGCCAGGATTAATAGATGGAAATATGTTATACAAAAATAAATATGTAGATGGAATCAACCCGTATTTTTTTAAAGAATTAAAAAATAAAAAAATTTTATACTTGGATTTATGTGGATATGACAAATTTTTTAATATATTTAGTATTAAAAATGAAAAATCAAATCATCATCGTATACTAAGCGGATTATTAGATATTCATAACTTTTATATTAAACAAACTACTACACATATGTGTAGTTATGTAAAAGAATGGAGTGTTATAAATAAAACATCTCATTATATCAAATGTATTTTTGAAAAATTAATTATTTATATTTTATATATAATTTTGAATGTTAAAAAATATATACCCAAAAATCTTAAATTTGATATTATTTATAAAATAATTTCTAAGATATCAATTGATGTGTATATCATTCTTTTAGAAACTTATTGTATATAAGTTTTTTGCGCTTTTCAAGTTGTCAATATTAAATATATAGAATATATAAATGCAAAATGAAGAATTTGATATTAATAATTTAGTCAAAAAGGCAAATGACATATTTTCTTCGTACAAATCTGTTGAAAAAAAATTCATGTAACATGGAAAAATAAGGAAATTATAAATAAAAATTATAATATAATTCAAAATGGAATTTTACAATTAAAAAATTTGAATCCAGATTATGATTTTAAAATATACGATGATAATGATGTTGAAATGTATTTACACCTTTTAACATTTCAAACGCCGATTTTTACGGCATTAAAAAAATAAAAAGCATAAAATCAATAGTAGGAATTTCACCTACGATGGTCTTACTTTTTCATCTTCCTTGTTTTTACTTGAAGATGTGAAAGACGAAATTTGGAAACATAATGGTCGTTCTTGTTTTTCTATCCAACAACTTGTTAATTTCATTATGTTTATTGAGGAATTAGCATCTCTTGTTCTAAATACGATTTTTTTGTTTTCGCAACTCACGCAGTTAGAACAAACCAATAATCTAAATACTTTCTTCCCTTCTTTATCTTTGTAATACTCTAAATCATTATTACAATCACAACATTTTTTACTTGTATTACATTCATTTATGGTAATTGTATCATATTTCTTATGAATAAGTTTCCTTAATCCTTTATTCATCGTAGGCATAAAATGTTTCATTTGAGAAGACCTACTCCAATTACCATATCCAATCAAGATATTTTCTCCAAATGTTTCTTTAATTTTATTCAAAAATGTATCAATACTTTTCTTACCATAACTATATTGTCTAAATTTCATTTTTCTCCATACTTCTTTCTTATAAAATTCATTTGTTTCTTTATTAAGTTTATCTTTCTCAATTAAATATCTCTTGAAGTTTCCATAATCAACGGATTTACTATTTTGAAACGATAAATGAGTTTCTTTTTCAATAATTCCATTACATTTTCTTTCTAATAATAATATCCGTTGATTAGTTTTTGTTTTACTTTCTCGTTTCCTTTGTGGTGCTGTATATTGTAATTTGTTTCCATTTTTATCCATCATATAAACTAATGAACGCTTACCAGGGTCGCAACCTACAATATTTCTATCTTTCAAAGTATCTAATTGTTCTTTGGACAAATCTTCTATATTGTAAAATTCTTGTTCTTGTAATACAGGAACTCTACTTCCCCATTTTTTATCCTTCAAATCTTTTCTAATGAAAAGCAAACAACAACTAATTCCATCAGTTTGGATTTGATTATGAAATTGATAATATTTATTCTTAAATATTTTATCTTTCAAATTTATGAAATTAGACCATACTTCATTTTGATTATCTTTTACATTGCTTAACAATTCACCTTTCTTCACTTTATTACCTTCCTTGTCTTTTTCAGGACAAAATAAATTTATCAAACTTGCTGTATCTATGATAATATGCTTTGGAATAATATTGTTTCTTAATGGTAATGGTTGGAATAATTTACTTTCTTGTTTTTCTAATACCGAATTCATATATAACATTCCTTTCAAATATTCAAATGGTCTAACCTTAATATAATAATGAATTGACTTCTTAATTTCATTAGGTAAAATATGAGATAAATGAGTAAGTTTCCAATTAGAAAACATTTCATCCGTTTCATTTAATTCTAATAATTGTTTCTTGAACTGAAATAATATTGCTTTATCTTCTGTAATTTCATTGGTAGTTTTGTTAATAAATCTCAAAAAATGTTGAATAAAATGTTCTTGGAAATTATTATGTAAAGACGTATGTATTTGTGTTGCTAAATAAGGTAATAAGAATGTAGTATTTTTCAAATTGGTTTTTTCGTGGTTAAGTAAAGGTTGATATTCGCTTTTATAAAATGTATCTAATACTTCTAATAATTCAGTATCCTTTCCTTTCTTCCCTCTATTATCACGAGTTCCTAATGATTTGATACAATATAAAATAAATGTTTCGTCTATCATAGGCAATGGGGAGTTATTTGTATAACAATTCAAAATATACAACCTAATAAATTGATAGGTATGAATAACTAAATCATTCATTTCAAAAACCAAATTGTTTATAACTGGTTGTATTGTATCACGATTTAGAAGAATAGTTTTGAGTGGTATTTTGAAAGTTTTATAGGCAGATTTTTCATTATTCCTAAATTCTTGGAATGTGTCCTTTGTTTTTTTCTTTTTCACCATTCTATATATTTACTAAATATTTTATTTTTATATAGTTTAATTCTTAAATTATATAATTTCTAAATATTTGGATTTTCTAATTTTTCTTTTTCTATTCTTGACTTTTTATTT